CGGAGCACTCGCCGACTTGGGCGCAGGGTGTGCGAGGAGTGGTGGGCCCTCGCAACCAGCCGACTTAACCATGTCGACTGGGGCTTGTTCGTGTGAAGAAAACACGTCTGCATGCTTGGAGGCCTTTGGCTTAGGGGCCTCCCAGCATACGGGGAATTTGCACAATTGTTCTAGTGTCTGAGCACCTGTGCAATGTTCATGTAGAGCGAACCCGTTGAACCCCGGCATTTGGAGCCGGGCGAAATCCTCCATCCAGGGTTCTCTGAAGTTGGGATACTGGTCCATCGGGTTTTCGAAGCGTCCAAACCAAGGAGTCACCTCGGGGACGCGCTCTTCCTTATAGGCGCCGACGCGGACTGCGGCGACGGCTATCTCGCCAATGAATGGCGTGAACCGGTCGGTAAGGTATAGTGAACGTGCTTTTTCTGCCAGCTTCGCCTCGTTGCTAACACGATTGATCCGAGAGGTCGTGTGAAGCTTGGCGAGTTGGCGGTAGGGGTCTGCCATCGAGTTGGGGTCGCCATACCAGACCGCTGGTCCGTAGATGCGCCCGAGGAACTCGACAGTTTCCCCAAAGTTGAATAGTTCTTTCGTGAGAGAGTGGCCCCAAAGCCGCGCGGCTCGGACAAGGCAGTCCGAATCGATGTCCTTACTGACTCCATCGTCGCCTTGGTATATTCCGAAGAATTTTTCCACGAGCATGAGGTCAGTGAAGCCTTGCGGCGAGCGCTGCTCCATGAATGTGCAGGCCGTAAAAACGATCAGCATGTTGATGAAGGCAGCTAAGATGTCCGTGTCGACACGGCCCGAAAGTTGCGCCGCACCTTGTTTATAGGTGTACGCAAGCTTGTCAGCGGTGGCCGTGACGCGGTTGTTCCAAGAGGCCCGGAGGTTCTTTGCAATAATCGCGTGGTGAGTAAAGTGAAAGATCCGCAGGACGAACATTTTGAAAGCGCTTCTGCAAGCAGGGTTCTGATGTCCGTCCATACGGGCCAAGTCACTACCGAGCATGTGGTGCTGGGCCTCGTTCGACAGGGTGGCTACGCGGTTGGCGATCTCGACGGGCGTCTTTCCCCCCGCATAGAAAGGGAAGGCCTTCATGATACGTCTCACGGCGTACATGTAAAAAGAATGCTCCATCTTGTTGGAAGCATCCATGGTCGAAATCAGTCTCGGGTCCTTGTACCCGCCAGCGGTCTCAGCCTTGAGAAACGCTTTCACCTTGGTGCGGGAAAAGGGATTCCAAGCCCACTCCCAGTACTGGGAGACTCGGTTGGGCGTGGTTTGATGTGCCAGGACTTCTTCTTCGGTGTCCGGGTGCACCGTGTTGGCTTCGGCTTCAGGCACCAGCACCTCAATGAGGCGCTGGCATATCGAATGCATGAACGGGGTCATCGAGGTGTCGTTGGCCACATCTGTGATGCGGCCTTTCACGGCGATTTCCACGCTTTCCACCGTCTTCGTGGCGCTGTACGCGCCACCGAGAACGACGGGGTTGCAGAAGACATCCATCAGAGGTTTTGAATCCCCGATGGGCTTGTTGAAAGAGTAAACGTTAAGAGCTTCCTTGTGGGTAGCGACGTAGGCCGCTCTTGGAAAGTTCGTGGCGTTGTGGTACTCTGCCAATGTGGCGGCTGCTGGGCCAGTGACCTTCGCATCCTCGCGGTCCGTGTTACTCACGACTTTCATCAGCGAGCTAATGGAGAGGGGCGATTTCTGGGCCGCAGCCTGTTGTGCCACCATCGCGTCAATAGCGACAGGCACCGTGCAATGATTCCACAAACCGGCACGGG